AACTCCAACAGGTACTCCTGTATCAAATGCAACTGTAAACTTTGCTAGTGATGGATATAGTACATCAATGGAAAGACCCGCATCTGCAACTCTTGGTAATTTAGCAGGTACTACAACTAATATAGATTTTGGAAGTGGTGATTTTACTATTGAATTCTGGTTCAAACCAAAAACAACCAATAGTGGTGATAGTTTTGGATTGTTTTCTTATAATAATGGTTGTGGATTCTTTGGATGGAGTAGTGCTGGATATTATAGATGGATTTGTCAAAATAGTAGCGCTGGTGAAGATTTAGATGATTATATAGCCGCGGCTCCAACGGTAGCAGATTGGCATCATATGTTTATGTCTAGAAATGGAACTACTTATTATGGGGGTGTAGATGGAGTTGTAAGAAGCGCTTCAGGTTTCACATTAACAGGAGCAGTTGGAACAACAGCTCAGTTTCAGATGGGAGGATGGGCTGGCAACGCTGGTCAGTTTAATACTTTATATCAAGACTTTAGAGTAACAAAAGGTGTAGCAAGATATACGGGAGCTGAAGGAGCTTCATATACACAACCAGGATCAATAGTAACAACAGGTTAAAATTTATAAATTATGGGAACATACGCAGCAATTAAAAGAGATACCGGAATTGTAATTGATATCATTGAATTTGATGTATTATCAGGAGAAACAATTCCTATTCCTCGTGCAATATTAGTAAGAGTAGGAGAACCTACACCTACACCAATACCTGAAATAGGACAGGTGTGGGATGGTGAAAAATTTAATTAATATATGGAAACAGTTTACTTAGGAAATATTTTAATAAACGATGTGATGTTAGGTTCACAAAGAATGGATGATGTCATATTGGGTAAACTAATACCTACTACAACCTCTACCACTACTGCACCACCAACAACTACAACAACTACCGTAGCTCCAACTAGTACAACTACAACTACAGAACAACCAAAATATTATCTTCAAAATTGTAGCTCATCAGTAGTGTACACTGTGTACAAAGCTGATGCTGCGGCACCAACTGCAAGTTTGGTTTACAAACCTTATTCAGCAGAACAACCGAGTGTATTTAATAGTGGCAGTTGTTTTACATTTATAAGTGCTTCTAATGAAGTAGTATTTGCATCAGCAATATGGGGAGATTCTTTCGCTGATTGTGTAACTTGTGAAGGTACAACAACTACAACTGTAGCACCAACTACAACTTCAACTACAACAATTACTCCACCTACTAGTACAACTAGTAGTACAACAACAACTACTGCAGCACCAACAACTACAACAACTACTACTGATGGTACAACTACTAGTAGTACAACAACTACAACCGCAGCACCTACTAGTACTACAACTACAACTGAGTATTTTACAACAACTACAACTGCTGGTACAACAACTACAACTGCTGGTACAACAACTACAACTGCTGGTACAACTACAACAACTACTGCAGCACCTACTAGTACTACTACAACAACTGAGTATTTTACTACAACTACCACAACAACGGCAGCACCAACTAGTACAACAACTACAACATACCCGTAAAAAAATAACTACAAAGTAAAATAACTTTGTTAAATAACTAAACAAACAATATATGAACGCAAAACACGTATTAAATAAGATTATAGCAGCTTTATCAGCAGATAAGCCTGTTGAAATGACATATGCTAAGTTAGCTGATGGAACAATCTTAGAATCTCCTACCTTTGATGTAGGTGAATTAGCTGAAGTAGTATCCGAAGATGGTACTAAATCTCCAGCACCAGAAGGCGAACACGAAGTAATCCTTAAAGATAGCGAAGGAAAAGATGTTAGAATTAAGATTCAAGTGGATGCAGAAGGTAAAATTACTGAAAGAGAAAACGTTGAATTAGCAGATGGTGCTAAGGACGAAGAAGTAAAGAAAATACCTGAAGATATGGCATCACCAGCTGGTGAAGATATCGGTGGTGAAGATGAAGATGGTGGTGATTTACCTGTTGAATCAATTCCTGAAGATATGGAAAAGAAGTATTCTGATTTAGCATATCGTATTTCTGAAATGGAAAAGAAAATAGCTAAGATGGAAGATACTAAAGAAGAAGAAATCAAAGGTAAACCAGCTGAAGATAAAAAAGAAGCTGATATTAAAATGGAAGAAGACCTTCCTAAATTAGATGGAGCACCTATTGAGGAGAATCCTTCTAAAACACAAAATATTAAAATGAGTAGGAAAGATAAAGTTGTGGGTACACAATCTAATTTCTTATCTAAATTATACAAATAAACAAAAAAAACTTATTGACATGAGAAAAAAACAAAATTTTGAACAACCGTCAGTTACAAGTACTTACGCAGGTGAGTTCGCAGGCAAATATATTGCAGCGGCATTACTTTCTGCTCGTACATTGGACAACGGTTACATCACAATCATGCCTAACGTTAAGTACAAATCAGTAATCTCAAGGATTGCTGTAGACTCTATCGTTAATAACGCATCTTGTGATTTCGCAACATCGGGTACAGTAGCTCTTACCGAAAGAATATTAGAGCCAAAAGAATTACAAGTTAACTTAAGCTTGTGTAAGGCAGAATTCGTAGATAGCTGGGAAGCTCTACAATTAGGATTTAGTGCATTTGATACTATCCCTGCTAACTTTACTGACTTCTTAGTTAGTTATGTTGGTGGTAAAGTAGCTGACGCAACTGAAACTTCTATTTGGCAAGGTAATCCATCTACTAACGGACAATTCCAAGGTATCTACAATGAATTATCTTCATCAGTAGTAGCAGGTGGTGTAAACGCTCCTGTAACTTCATCAGTTTCAGGTTCAATTACTTCAGCAAACGTATTATCTGTGTTGAATTCATTAGTGGACGTAGTTCCTGCAACTGTGTATGGTAAAGAAGACCTTTTCATCTATGTACCAACAAACGTAGTTAAAGCTTATCAACAAGCATTAGCTGGTGGTGCAAATGGTGCAAATGGTTTCAACAACCAAATGAACGTAGGTGACAAACCACTTAACTTCAATGGTATTGAAATGTCATATTGTCCAGGTTTAGCAGCATCTGCAGTTGTAGTTGCTCAAAAATCTAACTTGTTCTTCGGAACTGGCTTACTTTCAGATTATAATGAAGTAAAGGTATTGGACATGGCTGACTTAGATGGTTCTCAAAACTTTAGAATCATTATGAGATATACAGCGGATACTGTATTTGGTATTGGTAACGATATCGCTATCCACAAAAACTATTAATTTAATTGAGTGAATAATGAGAGGGTGAAATTCCCTCTCTCACTCTTTAAGTTTCAGAACAAAAATTAAAAACTAAAAACTTAATCAACATGGCTTGTAATTTAACATCAGGACGTAACGAAGTTTGTAAGGAAGCAGTAGGTGGGCTTAGTGGAGTTTATTTCGTAAACTACACAAGTTCAATTGCTAATGCAACTAATGGTGAAGCAGACGATTTAATCGAATCTTTACCATCTGGTCTTACAGCTTACTTTTATGACCTAAAAGGAACAAGTGCATATACTGAAACTGTCAACACTTCTAGAGAAAATGGAACTACATTCTTTTCACAAGAATTAACATTGAATCTTAAGAAGTTGACAAATGAGATGACTACTCAATTAAAGTTGATGGCTTACGGAAGACCTCAAATCTTTGTACACACTATGAATGGAGATACTCTATTAATAGGACAAAGAGAAGGTGCAGATGTAACTGGAGGTACTATTCAGACTGGTGCAGCTATGGGAGACCTTTATGGTTATTCTATAACTTTCACTGGACAAGAGCAGTTTCCAGCATCGTTTATCTCTGGCTCAACATTTGGTTCGCCATTTGGAGCTGTGACAAACCCACCAACAATAGTGAATGGTACGAACTAATCGGTAATACACTTAAAGATATTAAAGGGAGACTCAGTTCTCCCTTTTTTTATGCAATCACTATTTTTCATTACATCATTGTTAAATGTATAGATAAAACAATTTAAGTACAACCTAATGCTAGCTTATTACATTTCTGGAAGCAATAACTACTCATTTAGAATAGCTCCAACCGGCTCATCACAGCTTAAACTCAATCTGCAGAACATGCTTACATTGGAGAATACAACTTCATCAATAAGTGCATCAGGCAGACCTTACACATATCAAGCATATGAGGGTATCCTTAATTGGACTGCATCTATTTCAGGCGCAAAAACTGGTGACCAATATAGAGCATTTATAACTGATACAACCTCATCAATATGGGATGGTTCTATTTCAGTATTTGCTTCACAATCAATAGATAAAGCGGCTTATGAAAATCAATTAGGTGTTGAACAAAGATATATTAGTAACCTAACTGATAACGATTATATTATAATGCAATAACAATGAAAGAAAAACAAAGTTTCTCAGTAGTAAACCTAACATCGCAAGAAATACCTATCGTAGTAGAGGATACTAAAACACGCTATTCGTGGGTGCCTGTTGGTATTATAACACCTGATGATTACTTCCAAAACATAACGGATAGTTATACAACTTCTACAACTAATGCAGCTTGTATTGAAGGTATTGCCGATTTAATATTTGGTAAAGGATTGTACTCTAAAGATGTGGCATTTCAGAATGTATTAAGTAAACTAATTCCACAAGAAGAATTAAAAAGAGTTATATTTGATTTGAAATTATATGGTAACTCTGCATTCCAAGTATATTGGGATGATAGTCATACTAAAGTAGTTAAATTTTATCATACTCCAATTCAAACAATTCGTGCTGAAAAGATATACGATAATCCTCAAGTGGAAAACTATTACTATTGTACTGATTGGGCTGACCAAAAAGCACAAAGAGCTAAAAAGAAAATACCTGCTTTTGGAACATCTAATGAAAAGATGGAGTTACTTTATATTAAGAACTATTCTCCTGGTAAATACTATTATAGTTTACCCGATTGGATGCCTGGTTTACAATTTGCATTTGTTGAAGCTGAATTAAGTAATCTTCACTTAAACAATATTGAGAATGGGTTTATGCCGTTGGTAATGGTTAATATGAACAATGGTATTCCAGCTCCTGAAGAAAGACAAGTAATAGAATCAATGATTGAGCAGAAGTTTACAGGCACTAGAAACGCTGGTAGATTTATGATTTCATTTAACGATGATGCTGAAAGAAGACCTACCTTAGAAACAATCAACATAGATAACCTACACGACAAATACAAATACGTTGCTGAATACGCACAAGATAGAATCTTAGTTGGACATAGAGTAACATCTCCATTATTGTTTGGTATCAGAACTGTAGCTAATGGTTTCAGTTCTCAATCAGAGGAAATGAAAACAGCATTCTCTATCTTACAAACAATGACAATTAATCCATTCCAAAACTTAGTAATTAATTTTATAACTACTGCGTTATCTGAAGGTGGATACGATGATACTGAATTATACTTTGAACAATTAACTCCATTGGCTATCTTAGCAGAACAAGCAGAAGAAACAGGACAAACAGTAGATGAAGTGGCT